GTACATGGCATACGAAGCTAGTAAAATGGCTAATATTGTGGTACCGGTTTCATTCGACCAATTTATTAAAGAGTGCGCCGCGCTGGAAGTTGTAGATAGTGAAAACCCAAACCCTACAGAGTCGGCAGCTACCGCCGACAACTAGCCGAACTACTGGTAGCGGTTCATTTTTGGCCATTGTCGATAGATTTCGACGCAGCCGATTTAGCAACCGTAGTAGATGTTCTAAACACACAAGCTCGAGAGCGAGAGCGAGCTAATGCCCGTCGCCGCTAGCGCTCAAGTATTCGGAATACAGCAGACTTTGGCCGAACTAAACAAATTTGACCCCACGTTTAGACGCCAAATTACTACGGACATTCAATCGGGCGCGGGCCGTATGGTCGTGCAATCTGCTCGTTCTATGATCCCGAAGGATTACCCGCTATCGGGTATGGCTCGCGGCTCAATGATTAAAGGCCGTAACGAAACCACCTACAGAATTAAAAACGTTTTAGACGGCGTTAAAACCGTTGTAGGTAAACGCGCCAGCCGTGAACGCACCGTGACTTTCAATAAGCCTCTAATTCTTGACGGCCGCCGCGTAAACAACGCCTATACACAAACCGTAGATTTTAACGCCCGCCCCTACGCGCTGTTAGTAGCGCAACAAAAGGACGCCGCCGCCGCGCTATGGGATCACGCCGGTATTCGTGAAGGTTCTCAATTTGTTACAAACCTAATAACCGAAGGCGAAGGCCCTAACCCCCGGGCGTCTCGATCACTTACCCCCGGCGTTGTTGCCGTTATGCCAGCAGTACAGAGCGAACTATCCAAAATAATCGACCGGGTATCTGTCAAAATGAATACGAACCTAAAGATTGAGTACCGCTAATGGCTCTAAACATTCCAATTCTCTCGAGCCTAGACACTAAAGGTTTCGATAAAGCGACCCGCGAATTTGCAAAACTAGACGGCACATCGGCCAAAGCCGGCTACGCCATTAAAAAAGCTTTTTTACCAGCCGCCGCAGCTTTAGGCGCGCTAGGCGTTGCCGCTTTTGGCGCGGCTAAATTGGCAAGCGATTTTAACGAGGAAGTAAACAAAAGCCGAGTAATTTTTGGCGACGCGTCTACCGCTATTTTAGATTTTAGTAAAACGGCCGCAAACGCTCTAGGTCAATCACAAACCGAAGCCCTAAAAGCAACCGGCACTTTTGGCGGGCTAGGACAGGCAGCCGGGCTAACTGGCGATGATCTATCAACAATGGCAATTAAATTTACAACCCTTGCCACCGACCTAGCGTCATTTAACAACACAAGCCCCGAAGATGCCGTACTAGCTTTAGGCGCAGGCTTACGAGGCGAGGCCGAACCGCTACGCCGATTTAATATTTTGCTAGACGACGCGGCACTACGTACAAAGGCTTTAGAGCTAGGGCTAGTTAAAACAACTAAAGACGCATTAACGCCACAAAATAAAAGCCTTGCAGCTCAAGCGCTCATTTTAGAAAAGACGACGCTACAACAAGGCGATTTTGCTCGTACGTCAGACAGCGCGGCAAACAAACAAAAGATATTAACCGCACAAATTAAAGACGCTAAAAAAAACATAGGCGTAGGCTTTTTGCCCGTTATGGCTATTGCCGTAGGTTTGCTATCTAAGTTTGCCGAGTTTGCTAGCGACAACGCCCCGCTAATCGTAACTATGGGCGTAGTTATCGGCGGCTTAGCCGCTGCCATTGTTTTAGTTAATGGCGTTATGGCTGGCTTTAGCGCTATTGCCGCGATTACCACAGCGGCCAACATTGCACTAGCAACATCATTTACAGCCGTACAAGTAGCTACGGTAATTGGTATTGCTACCGCCGTAGCGGGGGCCGCGACCCTAGCCATATTGGCCAAGAAAATTAGCGGCAGCGTTAAAGCGAACAAAGACAATACGAGCGCCACCAAAACAGCGGCAGAAGCTCAAGCGCAATACGAAAAAATGCTTAAAGGTCTAGGCAGCACAACCGACGACAACACGACCAAAACAGATAAAAACACCGCAGCAACTAAAAAAGCCGACGAAGCTAAAAAGAAATTAGCCGACGCAGCCAAGAAACTAGCGGCCGAACTTGTGGTACTTAAAGACGCCTTACGCGACCAAATGGCTAAAGCGCTTGAGACTGCTAACGGCGTATTAGACGAAGCCGTAAAGAAATTTGACGCTTTTTCTAAAACGGTTTCCGACTCTGTTAAATCGTCTTTTAATTTTGGCAACGCTCAACAGACAGCGGCCGACAACTCTAAAGCCTTAGCCGACGCCGTAGAAAATGTAAGCGACGCACAAGCGGGCGTAGCAAAAGCCACCGCAAACGTGGCAAAAGCACAAGCCGCCTACGCTAAAGCCGCCAAAGGCGACGACCCCGAAAAAACAGCCGCAGCGTACGAGGATCTTAAAGACGCACGATTTGACCTAAACGAAGCAACTATAAAGCTAACCGCGTCAGAACAAAAGTTAGTAACGGCTCAAGCCACGCCGAAAACCTTTTTAGACAACCTAAAAGCCCAAGCCCAAAAGGTTAAAGACTTTGGCGTACTCATTAACCGCCTACTAGCTGCCGGGCTTTCAGAGTCGGCACTACAGCAAGTACTAGCCGCAGGCGTAGACGGCGGCACCCTGATAGCCGAAGAACTATTAGGCAGCGCCGGGGCAATTCTTGAGGCTAACGCTTTAACCGCGGACGTACAAACAATCGCAGACACCGTAGGCGAAAACAGCGCAAAGAAGTTTTACCAAGCAGGCGTAACCGCAGGCGTAAACCTAGTAGCAGGCATACAAGCCGTCGTAGACAACTACACAATTACCCTTAACGCTGCTAACACCGCAGGCGCGGTAGCAGGCCTTACAAGCGGTTTCACAAGCGCCGTAGGCGGCGTCACGGCTGGCGGCGGCCCTACTGCTGCACCCGTTCTAGATTTTTCTAATTTTGATTTTTCGGGTATTGACTTTTCGGGTATCGACTTTGGAAACTTTGGCATCGGCGGTTTAGCCACGCTTGCCGAAGGCGGCATAGTAACCCGCCCGACTCTTGCGATGATTGGCGAAGGCGGCGGCCCCGAAGCCGTCATACCTTTAGACCGTCTAGGCAGCATGGGCGGCGGCGATATAAATATCACCGTTTCAGCGGGTGTAATTTCATCGCCCGATCAGATAGGCCAGCAGCTCATCGAACTTATCCAACGCGCCCAACGCCGTAGCGGCACCGTGTTCGCGCCAGCATGACCGCGCCAGTAACTACCGTTAGCGTCGGATTTCCGACCACCGCAGGCTTCGGCAACGCAATACAATTAGACGGCCTAAACATTGCCCGCAACCAATTAGGCACCGGCACATTAGGCGGCACAGCTTTCGCCGACCTTACGCACCTTGTCGAGTCTGTAACCATCACACGCGGCCGCAACCGCCAACTAGACCAATTTAACGCCGGTACCGCAACCGTAGTATTTGACAACTCAACTCGCGTATTAGATCCACTAAACCAAAGTAGCCCCTACTGGCAAGGCGCACCCTATAACGCAACTGGCGTATTACCGCGAAACCCCATAGTAATTAGCAGTAACGGCATACCAATTTACACCGGGCTCATTACCGATTGGAATTTAGCCTACGACATACAACCAAACGGCGACCGCATGTACGCCCAATGTTCCGACGTTTTTACGGTGCTAGCTAATCAGGCACTAAACCAAGTAACGCCAGCCCGCGAGCTATCTAGTACCCGAGTAAATACGGTTCTTAATTATCCGGAAATTAACTACCAAGGCGCTCGAGCGATTGGCACCGGATCTAGCTTTTTAGGTGCCTACCAAATTGACCAAGACACCGAAGTACTTAACTATTTACAGCAAGTCACCACTAGCGAACAAGGATATTTATACGTTGCGGCTAACGGTACTCTAACTTTTAAGGGCCGTACAGCCGTTCTAAACCCCGTGTCCGGTGCCACATTTAACACCACCGGCACCGGTTTACCAATGCAAAGTATCGAAAACCAATTTGGCGACGAACTGTTATACAACTACATAATTACTCAAAGCCCCGCCGGCGCGGTACAAACCACAAGTAGCGCAACGTCAATAGCGGCATTTCAAACACAACAATACGCCTTAACAAATCTATTAAACGACACCGTAAGCGAAGTAGCCGGGCTAGGTAACTACCTACTCGGAAAATACAAAGACCCCGTATTACGGTTTACTGGCATTTCTACCGAACTAACGGCATTAGACGCAACTAACCAAAACATATGTTTAGCGCTCGATTTAACGAGCATTGCCACCGTGGTTATGTCCTACTCAACCGGCACGCCAGCAACAGTAACGCAAACCCTTATAGTTTCCGGCGTTTCTCACAACATCACCCCACAAAGCCACATTATTTCGTACACTTTTGAAAGTACCGACGGCAACCAATACTTAACCCTTAACGATGCAATCTTCGGAACGCTCGACAATAATCTTTTAAGTTTCTAAAGGAGACACACATTATGGCTATTCAAACATTTACAGCGGGGCAAATCCTGACGGCAGCACAAATGAACGCTTTGCAACAGCAGGCGGTGATGACGTTTACAACAGAAGCAGCGCGAGACGCTGCTTTGACTGCACCGACTGAGGGAATGGTTGCGTATTTGACAGCACCGACTGTACCAGCAGCGACAGGCACAGCCGCTTTCTTGCCGACTGGCATAACAACTATTTATAACGGCTCTGCATGGGTCTGCGTAACTGGTGTCGGTTGTATAGATACAACTTCACAAAGTACAACCAGCACGTCGTTTGTAGATCTTGCAACCGTAGATTCCGTTACTTTAAGCACAGGAACAAGGGCTTTAGTGTCATTTAGTGCTTTTGTTACTGCTGGCGGAACTGGTGCTTATTCTGTAGTAAGTGTTGCAGTATCTGGCGCTTCAACGATTGCTGCAGGTGCTGTGAATGCTTGTTTTATAGCGTCGCCAACTGGCTCTTATCAAGGTTCGCCAAGCCGTACAACGGTGATAAGCGGTCTTACAGCAGGCATTAACACATTTACATTAAAATATAGAGTTACTGCTAGCACAGGATTATTTGAAAACCGCGAAATATTTGTGCAAGGTATTCTATAATGCGAAAAAGCCTAGTTTTATTGGTGTTTTGTGCATCGCTCACCGCATGTAGCGATCGTGTACGCGTTAATTGCGAACGCGTAAAAAACAAAGCACTAAGCGCAATAACCGAAACAACAGTACAGATAGGCGGTGGCCGTTGTGGCTAAAAATAAATACACAAACGAAGAAATAAAGGCGCGGTTAGTTTTTATGGTCGGCGTCGGCTTAACGTGCTCATTTCTTTTTAGCGTTATTGCAATTTTGTACGGCTTGCTATTTGTCGTACAGCCGATGGAACAGGCACCCAATGACTCGGCCGGGTGGTCGGTGCTTTCTAGTATGTTGCTTACCCTTTCGGGCGGTTTAATTGGCTTGCTCGCTGGTAACGGCCTTAAAGACAAACAGCCACCGCCGACACCATGACACGCCCGTACCCCTATTACCCCGCGTACGACGGCGGTAAAGAAACCCCGGGCATACGCAAGCTGCTCGAGCTAATGACAAAACGGTACGGCACTAAATCGCTAGGCACGTATGTAGTCCGCAATATGAAAAACGGATCTAACCCCCCGCAGCTATCCGTACACGCGACCGGGGCGGCGCTCGACGCCCAATACAAAGACGAAACGCAAGCGCGCGCTATATGGGATTGGCTGCTAGGTAGTTCCATTATCGACGGTAAGATTGTGCAACATTCCGAGCGTCTCGGTTTAGTTGAGATCCATTGGTACGCCTACGGCGACTACGGTTGCGGCTGGCGCTGTTCGCGCGGTGAGGGCAAACGCGGGGTAAAGATTTTCACGGCCACCGACAACGCCGGCAGTTATTCAGGATCGCCGAAATGGCACCATATAGAATTGTCTAAAGAAATGGCCGCCGACGCTGCCAAATTTGAGGCAGCGTGGCGCAGTTTGCCTAAGCCGTAAGGCTTTTAGAGCATTGCCAACACACGGCTAGCGCGTTTCGCTAGGGTTTTCAACACCCGACGAAAGGCTAAAACAATGCCCAAAATACTTTTACTTCCACTACTGCTATGTACGTTTGCGGTGCCAGCGCGAGCAGCCGCCGCACCCGTTAAAGATTGCCCACAGTTTCATACACAATTAAAGGCACACGGCCTACCGCCTAAAATCTTTGGCCCGATCATGTACCGCGAGTCACGATGCAACCCCGCTAGCCGTTCCGTAGTCCGGCACAACGGCACCCGCGATCTTGGCGGCCTC